GAGTTACGATGATACGACTCAGGAAATTGTAATTGACTCGATAGGGTGCGTAAATTATTCAGACTTCTACGTAAAAATACGGCTATCAAAAGACCTTTTCAGGGCCGGGGATAATGGAAATTATGGCCTAATGCAAGAGCCCACAGATGATGAATATAACTACATCATCGAGGTATTAACACCTATCACCTGTGTAGGGAATTGGGAGGTAGAATTTGAGATAGACATCGAAAAAGAGGAAATTGAAACATTTATAAAAACAAAATTAAAATGACACTAATTAGAAAATCGTACGAATTAGATGTACAAACCAAAATTAAGGCACTTGTCTACGGACAAGCCGGAACAGGGAAAACAACCCTTGCAATCTCAGCTCCTAAACCTCTATTATTTGACTTTGACGGGGGTGTACACAGGGTAAACTTCGCGCACCTTGCGGAAGTAGGAACGGTTCAAGTACAGTCTTATCAAGACTTCTTAGACGTCCTCGAAAAGGAAGATTTGTCAACATATGAAACACTCGTAATAGATACGGGAGGTAAATGTTTGGACTTCATGGCGGATTATATAATCAAGAAGAATCCCAAAATGGGCAAGGGGAATGGAACTCTTACCCTACAAGGCTACGGGGAGCGCAAAGCTGAATTTTCAGGGTTATGTAAACGTATTGCAATTATGGGTAAGCATATCCTTTTTGTCGCTCATAGGGAAACCAGACAAGATGGGGACGACATGCGTTATGTGCCACTCTTCGGGGGTTCAAATTACGATTCACTCGTAACCGAACTTGATTTAGTTGGATACCTTGAAGCAAACGGGCGCAAAAGGGTTATCACCTTTGATCCCACTTCAAGAAACGACGGTAAAAACACCTGCAACCTTCCGTCCACTGTCGAGATACCTGTAATTGTAGATGCTAATGGTCACACAACAGCACCTAACAACTTCTTTTCAGAGCAGGTGATTAAACCCTACCTGAAAAGACTGGAAGAGAGAAAACAGGACGGTGTAGCCTACACTAAACTCATTGATGTCATAAAGGAGCAGGTAGAGCTTGTAACCGACGAAGTTTCAGCAAACGACTTTGTTTCTCGTATCGACAATTTCGAGCACGTAGGCAGCTCAAAGCTTATGGCAGCAAAGATGATAAGGGAAAAATGCAAATCATTGGGGCTTGCACTTAACAAGGACAAGAAGTATGAAAAAGCAGCCTAAATATTTGATTTATGCTACACTTTTGGACAGTTTTCAGGGCTACATCGGTAGCTCTGAAATCTACCAAAAATATTGGGGGTATAGTGCTGATCCCGAAAAGACAGAGGAGCAATTCGAGCAAGAACAATTCCAGTCTGTAATTGACAGGATAAACCGAGTTCCTTTTGATTCCGAGCCCGCCGACAAGGGTACAGCCTTTAACGAAGTTATTGATTGCATCATTGAAAACCGCACCTCTGAAAAGGTAGAGATGAAAAGCACTAAGGAAACGGACTCTATAGTAGCTACGTATAACGGCAGAATATTCACCTTTCCACGCAGTTTCTGTATAGACTTTGCAAGGCAATTTTCAGGGGCTATCTGTCAGGTACATACTTCCGCGACTCTGGAAACCAAGTACGGCATGGTTGAACTTTACGGGTATATTGATGAACTTATGCCCCTAAAGATACATGATATCAAAACAACGGGTAAATATACTATATTTGACTTCAAAAACCATTGGCAACACAGAGTTTATCCTTTTTGCTTACAACAAAACGGCATTGATGTTTCGGACTTTGAGTACAATGTAGTCGAGATAAATAAGTATAACGGGAGTATTAACAATACCTATGTAGAATTTTACTCATACGTATCTGAAAGGGACATCCCGTTACTGACCGCTCATATCGAAGCTCTTATTGAATTTATAGAGCTGAACAAGCATTTAATTACAGACAAAAAAATCTTCAACCAGCATCAGGAAAATGATAAAACTTGAACTAATCGGGACAATTGGCAAAGATGCCGTTTCCCAAATCATCAACAACAATAACTATGCAAAATTCTCCCTTGCAATCCGCGACGGGAAAGATCTGGCAGGGAACTTCAAAACAATATGGGTTGAGGTACTAAAACTTGACAAGGAGGGCAAACTAACCCCACACCTCACGGCAAAAACGATTGTTCAGGTTGAGGGCAACCCTAAGGTGAACGCGTATCAAAACAAGAAAGGGGAGATTGTCGGGGAGCTTAGAATGTTCGCAAACAGCCTTGAAATTATCCACTCACCTAAAAAGGAGGTGACAGCCACAGTACAAGATGTTATCCCCGCTGATTCAGAGGGCGTTGATGACCTGCCTTTTAATTAAGGGTTTTCTGTAATCCTGTAAAATAAAAACAGAAATAGTAAGGAAAATAAATAAACATCCTTCTCCCTGTCACAAAAAAGTGTTGGTGATTCGACATTATAAACCAGACAGGGAGGGGGATTAATAAAAAACAATATGAAAACAATAACATTAAAACCCGAGTTCGAGAAGAAACTCAAAGGTGTAAAGGGGAAGTTTGTAAAAAACCTCGTTGCGGCAAGGGGGTATGACGGGGCGATTAAATATGCTCAGGGTACAAAAGATTGGAAGTATTCCGTTTTTCTATTATGCGCATTTGCTTTTGACGATACCCCTGAAAAATCTGATTTCTGGAACGAAATATCTAACAGGTGATGATATGAAACTATATTTATTAAACACAGATCACGGGCTCTTCCCCTGCACCGATAAGGATTTTGACGAAAAGAAGAAACTAAAAATAGGAGAAACATATCAGGTTGAGATAAAACTACGAAGTAGATTTTGCAGATAAGAATATTATGCTTACCTTTACAATGCAATTCAGTTAATATGAAAAATAAAAATCACCCTTCGTAAACATTGCCTATTGACAATTCTTGTCAGACTGGATTGCCTTTGTTTTCGGGGGGTGTCTTTTAATTATGATTGGAATCTATAAAATAACTAATCCTAAAAATAAAGTCTATATAGGACAAAGCACTAATATAGAAAGGCGGTTTGCTCAATATCGCTGTTATAGTTGCGTTGCTCAAATAAGATTATATCGCTCTTTTATTAAGTACGGAATAGAAAAACATAAATTTGAAATAATTACCCAATGTAAAATTGAAGATTTGGATGAAATGGAGCGTTTTTATCAAGATTTATATTGTTCAACAAATAAGTCTGGTCTGAATTGTGTTTTAACAAAAACGCAAACAAGAAAGGGAACGCATCCAATGACTGGTAAAAAACACACTCCGGAAACAATAGCTAAAATGAAAAACTGTAGGCCGTCTGAAGAAACAAAAGAAAAGATGCGACACCCGCATAATCCGTTTTCAGAAGAAACATTACAGAAAATAAGGGAGGGCAGAAAAAAGATAAGTGACGAAACAAGAGAAAAAATTAGAACCGCTGCGACTAACCGCCCCAAAATAAGCGAAGATACAAGAATAAAAATGTCAATAAGTAGAAGAGGCAAGAAGCATACTGAAGAATCAAAATTAAAAATGTCGCTTTCATCTAGAAAGCAAAACAACTCTAACTTTGGTAAAAAATATACAATAAGAGAGAGAATGGCTTTGAGAGAAAAAACGGGCAGATTAATTTTAGATACAACAACTGGCTTGTTTTTTTATGGGTGCGAAGATGCGGGAGAAGCCTATAATATAAACAAAAGGTCTTTGCAAGAGATGTTACGGAATAAATATTATAATAAAACTAATTTAATTTATGTGTGATGAAAATAAATTTATTAAATACATTAGAGGGGTTTAAATTATGCCAAGACGAAGATTACGACCTTAAAAAGAGGCTTAAGCTCGGTTTGGTTTATCAGGCAGAAATTAGGCTACTGAGGAACTATGAGTTTTTAAAAAAATACCATAAACTTATAGCAGTCGCTTGGGAGTATCAAAATGAAAAGGTTCAGGAGCACTTTCATAATTCAAAGGAAAGCTTCAGGGAAACGATTCAAATAGCAGCAGGGTATACGGAAACCTTCTACTCGATAAAGCGCAGGGAATGGCTTGAAAAGTCGCAATCTATCGCATTTGAGAACATGAAAGAGGAAGAATTTGCAGACTTGTATTCGAAGGTTAAGGACGTACTCTACATGATTTTTCTAAAGCACATCACACAAGAGGAATTTGAAAAACAATTGATAAATTTTTAAAATGGAAATAGAAGGATATAAAGACAAGCACGAATACACGAATAAGAACGGGATTACCTCTATTGTCTATCTAATGGATTGTATGGATTTACTAAAACAAGTTCCCGATAAATATTTTGAATTGGCAGTAGTCGACCCGCCGTACCAAAACAATGACGCAATAGGGCTAAAAGATAATGTAGGAATCAAAAAGCAGGCAACAAAGAGAACTACATACAAGCAATTTGCTAATATTGCACCAAAGGCAGAGTATTGGGAGTTATTGAAGAGAGTAAGTAAAAACTCTATCGTCTGGGGGGGCAATTATTATGGTTTGAGTGGCGGGGCTATTGTTTGGGATAAAAACGGAACCGCATTTGGTGAGGGAGAAATAGCGATTTGCACAACTCACCATTCTGTTAGATTTTACGAGTTTACTTGGAATGGTATGATACAGGGCAATATGAAAAACAAAGAAAACAGAATCCACCCTACCCAAAAACCTATTACACTTTACGAGTGGCTATTTAAAAACTATGCCAAGCCAAACGATAAGATTTTAGATACTCATTTAGGTTCGGGCAGTTCGAGAATAGCCGCAGACAGGGCTAATTTACCATTTGTGGGGTGTGAGTTAGATGCCGACTACTTTTATGCAAGCGTAAAGAGATTTAATGAATATACAAGCCAATTAACAATTTTTTAAAGCCTGATATTTAATTGATAATATATTTATTGTAATTAAAACAATATTTGCACAATTAAGAAATAGTTTTTACATTTGTAATGCCAAAATATACGATACAACATGAGAAAGAATTTAAATAGCACAGGTTTTGAGGTAGGTAGAATCCTACACCGCCAGTATCGTAGGCGGGGGCAACTCAGGGCTTGTGCTGTTTTAATTTTAACACCATGAAAGAAATAATAGGATATAAATGTGACTTTTGCGGAAAGATTTACAGATATAAGGGCACTGCATTAAATCACGAAAAAGTGTGTAAGGATAACCCTAAGAATAATGCCGCCTGCATAGGTTGTAAATATATAGATGAAGTTAAAATATTAGTTAGGAATTGGCAGTGGAGTGGAGACCCAAATGATTGGACACCGCAATTTATTAACTCTAAAAAATTT